CGGGGTTTGGGGCACGACTTGGCAACATTCAGCGATCCGTTTGCGCTCGTTCCTGTCTCGGAGTTGGCAGAACTTGCAGACAAACTGATTCGTAACCAGATTGTCACGGCCAACGAGTTCAGGCCGGTTCTTGGGCTACCCCCTGCGCCCGACCCGGATGCAGACAAGCTGCGAAATCCAAACCTCCCGGTCGAAGACACGACGCCCCCTGTGGACGTCCCGTAACGAAAGGTCAAAATGAAACCAGACTTTTCTGGATACGCCACACGGGCCAATGTTTTGTGCTCGGATGGCCGAACTATTGCGCCCGGCGCGTTCAAGCATCAGGATGGCGCGACGCTGCCTCTGGTGTGGGAGCACCGAGGCAAGGCTATGGAGAATATCCTCGGCCGAGCTCAGCTCCAGCACCGCGACGACGGCGTGTATGCTCTCTGCGCATTCAACAACACCCCTGCTGCCGATACGGCGCGAGAACTGGTGAAGCACGGCGACCTCAATTCGCTGTCGATCTACGCCAAGGATCTTAAGCAGCAGGGCGCCACTGTCATGCACGGCGAGCTCGTCGAGGTGTCTCTCGTACTGGTGGGTGCCAATCCTGAGGCCCGCATCGACGAGGTCTACCTCACCCACTCCGATGGTATGAGCGAAGAACTGGAAGGAGAAGCGCTTATGTCGTTTGGTGCTCAGATTCAGCACGCTGACGAGGCCGAAGCTGAGGATTCCGGAGACGAGAAGACGGTCGCCGACATCCTCGACACAATGAATGACGAACAGAAGAATGTCGTGGCCTGGCTCGTGGAGCAGGCTGCGGAAGGCAAGTTCGACGACGAAGAGGGCGAGGACAAACCGCCCGCAGAGGACGCTGAGCACAGCGACTCGCCCACCGAAGACATCAAACACTCTGACACGAAGGACACCGAGTTGACGCACAACGTCTTCCAGGGGAATGCCCCCTCTAACGAGATCAAGCACACCATGACTGGGGACCAGATCAACGCCATGTGCAAGGCCGCCCTTGAGAACGGCGGTAAGTTCAGCACGACTGTTCTTCAGCATGCCGCCCAGTATGGCATCGATAAGATCGAGTACCTCTTCCCTGAAGCCACGGCCGTCTCCGATACGCCGGACTTCATCAAGCGCCGCACGGAATGGGTGAGCGACGTTCTTGGCGGCGTCCGCCGCTTCCCGCATGGCCGGGTCAAGAGCCTGCACGCCGACATCACGGCGGATGAGGCTCGAGCGAAGGGTTACACCAAGGGCGCCAAGAAGATCGAAGAGGTCTTCAAGCTCCTGAAGAGGGAGACCTACCCGACCTGGATCTACAAGAAGCAGAAGTTCGACCGCCAGGACATCATCGAGGCCACCAACCTCCGTGTGATCGACTTCGTCAAGCAGGAAATGCGTATCATGCTGGACGAGGAGTTCGCTCGCGCGATCCTGATCGGGGACGGCCGCGCCTCCGGGCACGCGGACAAGATCGACCCGGAGAAGCTCCGCCCGATCTGGACCGACGACGAGCTGTACTCGATCCACAAGACCCTGGACAAGACAGTCGAAGGCATCGACCTGGTCGAGAGCGTCACTCGCTCCATGACCGAGTACCGCGGCAAGGGCTCGCCGACGCTGTTCGTCTCCCCCGACACCATGGTCGACCTCCAGCTCATCAAGGACAAGAACGGCGCATACATGTTCCCGACGGACGACGTTCTCGCTCGTCGTATGCGTGTTGGCCGTATTGTCGAGGTCCCGCTCTTCGCTGGCGCGAAGCGTACTGTCGGGGCGGCAGAAGTTGACCTGATCGGCATCGCCGTCAACCTTGGTGACTACACTGTGGGTAATGACTCCGGCGGCGAGATCTCGTACTTCGATTTCTTCGACATCGACTTCAACCAGATGAAGTACCTGTACGAGCTCTTCATGTCTGGCGCTCTGACCACCCCGAAGTCTGCCGTCGTCCTGGAGCGCAAGCGCGCCTGACGTCAAAATGGCACGATTTATTGGTAACATAGGGTACGCCGAGTACGTTGACAAAGGCGACGGGGTTTTCGCGGAAAAGATCGTCGAGCGCAAAGCCCGGGGCGATGTGAACCGCGTTGCCCGTCGCTGGGAAACGACAGAGAACTTGAACGACGATCTGGTCATGTCACATGAGTTCTCCATCGTGATGGACGCGTATGCGTTCAAGAACTTCGTCAACATCCGCTACGTTGTGTGGGGCGGCGCGCGTTGGCGTGTCAACTACATCGAGGCCCGTCGCCCCCGCCTCGTGCTCACCGTAGGAAAGGTTTACAATGGGCCAGCGCCTGAAGCTCCATAAGCAGCTCGAGCTTGCGCTGGGGTCCAAGCGGGTCTATTACCAACCGCCCCCTTCTGTGAAGCTCGAGTACCCGTGTATCATCTACAGCAAGACTGACCGTGAGCTTTTGCGGGCTGACGACAGCGTGTACAAGTCGTTCGATCGTTATCAGGTCGTGGTTCTATACACCGACCCCGATTTCGGCGCGACCGACCATGTCTTGTCGTTACCGTGGGCCACGTATAACCGACATTACGCTGTGAACAACGTCTACCATGACGTGTTGTATGTTTACAGCGACTAACGAAAGGAGCCACTGTGGCTAAAGCTGCACTGGTTTGGGACAAGGACGGCGAGCGCTTCTACAAAGGCGGTGCCGACCGTGGTGTTCTGTTCGTGATGAACGACCAGGGCGCTTACGGCGAGGGTGTCGCCTGGAATGGCCTCACCAAGGTTAGCCAGTCGCCCGAGGGCGCCGAGGCGACCGAGAAGTACGCGGACAACCGCGTCTATGCCGTTGTTACTTCGCCTGAGAAGTTCAAGGGCACCATTGAGGCGTTCCAGTCGCCGCCCGAGTTCGACGTCTGTGACGGTGAAGCCGAGCTCGCCCCCGGCATTGCCATTACCCAGCAGACTCGGCGCAAGTTCGCCCTCTGCTGGCGGACCAAGGTCGGCAACGACGTCAAGGGCTTCGACTTCGGCGAGGAGATTCACATTGCGTATGGCTGCAAGGCCGCACCGAGCTCCGCCGACAACGAGACCCTGAACGAGTCTCCCGAGCCTACCACTCTCTCGTGGGAGTTCGCGACTGAGCAGACCAACGTCGCCGGCCACGCCCCGACGGCGCACCTTATCATCCGTTCGTCCCGGGTTGGCGAGGAGAAGATGAAGAAGGTCCGTGAAGCCCTCTACGGCAAGGACCCGACGACTCAGGGCGGCGCTGACGGTGTTGCGCCGAAACTGCTCACCCCCGACGAGATCAAGGCGCTCGTCCAGTAAGAGAGGACCGTTAACGAATGCTTGAGCTTGTGGTGCCAGGCGGAGACCATTACGACGAAGCCACCGGCGAGTTTCAAACAACCGAGCCTACAGTATTGCGGCTTGAGCATTCGTTGGCGGCACTAGCTGACTGGGAGTCAAAATGGAAGCTGCCTTTCCTGACTCTGGAAAAACGCACACCCGAGATGGTGAAAGACTACCTCCGCTGCATGGCGGGCGGGTTTCTGCCCGATGAAACGCTCCAGCGTTTGACTTCGGAACAGCTCCAGTCGATCACCAAATACATTGACGACCCGCATACCGCTACTACGTTCCGAGGCGGTGAGTCGTCTTCGCCCAAAGCGATCACGTCCGAGGAGATCTATGGCTGGATGGTTGCCTATCGTATACCGTTCGAGTGCCAGCATTGGAATCTCAACAGGCTGACGACGTTGATACGTGTGTGTGGCATCCAGCAGAATCCGAAGAAGCAAAAAGAGTCCCGAATGGAGACACTAAATCGGTACCGCAGCGTCAACGAAAAACGCCGCGCTGAAACCGAGGAGCGACTCCGTGCTCAGCGTAAGTCATAGCGGTGATTTCTCTCGCACACAACAGTTTCTGGCGAAGATCCTGAAGCCCGACATACGATCGCGGCTGGAAGCCTTCGGGCAAGCCGGCGTTCAGGCTCTGGCCGCCGCCACCCCCAAGCAGTCCGGCGCAACAGCCGCGGCCTGGGGGTACAAGGTGGAGCAAAAGGGCGGCGTCTGGGGTATTTCCTGGACGAATAACAATCGGCAAAAAGGCGTCCCAATCGCTATCATCCTTGAGTATGGCCACGCTACGGGCACCGGAGGCTGGGTCCGAGGTCGCTCGTACATCCCACGGGCAATTCAGCCGATCATGGACAAGATCGCAGACGACGTATGGAAGGCGGTGACCAACGCACCATGAGCAAACTAGACGAGCGCATTGTCTCGATGAAGTTCGACAACAAACAGTTTGAGCAGGGGATCAAACAGACCCAAGCGTCGCTGAAGAACTTCAACAATGCTCTGAACTTTGACAAGGCCACGGCCTCCCTGGGGGCGGTCTCTGACGCCGCCAAAAACGTCAAAATGGAACCACTTCTTGAAGGAGTGGAGAAGGCCCGCACCGGCTTCAAAGCCTTTGAGGTCGCGGCAATCACAGCCTTGGCCAACATCACGTCCAAGGTTGTCGACTCTGCGCTCCAATGGACGAAGAACCTCGTGTTCAATGCCCCCACCGACGGATTCCGCGAGTACGAGACCCAGATTAACGCGGTTCAGACCATCCTCGCGAACACGATCAAAGAGGGCACAAATGTCAGCATCGTCAACAAGTACCTTGACCAGCTGAACGACTACGCTGACAAGACGATCTACAACTTCACCGAGATGACTCGGAACATCGGCACGTTCACCGCGGCCGGTGTGAAACTTGAACCGGCTGTGAAGTCGATCAAGGGTTTGTCCAACCTGGCCGCTCTAACTGGCACCAACAGTCAGAAGGCCTCGGCAGCGATGTATCAGATGTCGCAGGCCATGGCTTCGGGCCGCGTCGCTCTACAGGACTGGATCTCCCTAGAGCAGGCTGGGATGGGCGGCAAGCAGTTCCAAGAACTGGCTAAGGACACTGCACAAGCCATGGGTGTCATCGACAAGCTCGACAAGAAGTCGAAGTCGATGTTCAAGAACAAGACGTTCCGCGAATCGCTCAAGGGCGGTTGGTTGACGGCCGATGTCTTTACCCAAGCCCTCGAGGTTATGACTGGCTCGCTGACCAAGGCAGACCTTCTTGCCAAGGGCTACACCGAAGAACAGGCGACCTACTACGAGAAGCTCGGCCAGACAGCGTTCAAAGCTGCCACTGAGGTTAAGACCGCAACCCAGCTCATGGAGACCCTTGCCGAAGCGCAGGGTACTGGCTGGGCGCAGACCTGGCGTATCATATTTGGAGACTTCGAAGAAGCCAAGGAGCTGTTCACCTGGCTCTCTGACGTTCTGGGTAAGGTCATTGGCGAGTCTGCCGATGCTCGGAACCAGATGTGGCAACAGTGGAAGGACTTGGGCGGCCGAACCGCGGTAGTTAATGCGCTTAAGAACGTTCTCGTTGGAATCGGCCGCATCCTGGGCCCGATTCGTGACGCTTGGCATGCTGTCTTCCCGCCGACCATGGGCACGACTCTCGCCGCCATATCGCATGGGCTGGAGCGCCTCACTCAAGGGCTTATTCTATCCGAACCCAATGCCGAGAAGCTCAAGCGTATATTCCAGGGTTTGTTCTCGGTCTTTGGTCTGGTTACCCAGGCGGTCGTGGCCGTCGCCAAGGGTTTTGGCGCGCTCTTCAATGAGCTGTTCGCTTTGCTCCCTCGGGGCAACGGAACAATCCTAGAGTTCATCGCCGGGCTCGCGGACTGGGTCACGAATCTCCACAACTCGGCCAAAGAGTCGGATTTCTTCCTCAAGCAGGTCCAGAAGTTCGGTGATTGGGTTCACTGGCTCGTCGAAGTCGCTACGCCGTACTTCATCCAGGCGGGCCAGGCCATAGGAAAGTTTGGAACCGACGCATGGCGGGGGCTGGGCGAGTTCGTCAAGCTGACTCAGGCCAAGCTCGAGGAGCTTAAAGCCTATTTGGTCCCTCGGGCCAAAGAAGCAGCAGATGCTACCAACGCTGAGCTTGGTAAGATAGGCGCCGTAACCACCGCTACTGGCATGGCGGGCTTCGAAACGCTCAAGAACTGGTTCGAGTCCGTCGCCCGCGCTGCGGAGGAGTTCTCTCGCCGCGTGAAGCAGGCGTGGGAAGACGCCACGCGAGAGTACAAGAAGTTCAAGACCGCCCAGGTCAAGCAAGGAGTTGACACCGGAGGGGAGCAGTACAATCAACTGCTGGCCGGGACCAACCTCACGCTTGGCGCGGGTATAGGCGCGGGTCTTTTCGTACTTGTGCAGCGGCTCGCTGGAATTGCCAAGAAGGTCAAGAAGAATCTGAAGTCGATGAACGACGCCGTTGAGAAATTCGGCAAAGTCATCGACGCAGTTCGTGACCATCTGAAGGCACTTACCGGCGCCGTCAAGGCCAAGGCTCTTCTCTCTATTGCGCTTGCTGTAGGGGTTCTAGCGCTGGCCGTCTGGGGGCTTTCCCGTGTCGACCCGCTCAAACTCACGATTGGCCTTGGGGCGCTCTCGGTCTTGCTTGGCGAAATCGCGGGCATGCTCTGGGTTATGTCCAAGATGGAGGGCCTTGGCGGCACTGAGTTCGTCAAACTCGCAGCTGGCTTGGTTCTACTGGGCGTTGCTGTCGGCCTCCTGGCCCGTTCGGTCGAGAAGCTGGGCAACATGGACCCCTGGAATCTCGCCAAGGGGCTGTTCGCGATACGTTCTGCCACTGTCGGGCTGATCCTGGCCGTGGACAAGATGCCCGCGAATGAAAAACTGGGCAAGACAGCTCTCGGGTTGATTGCGCTCGGTCTCGCGCTTCTCGTTGTGGCGCAAGCCGTCAAAATGATGGGCACTCTTCGCTGGCAGGACCTCGCCAAAGGCCTATCAGCGTTTGCTATTGTGCTTGGCGGCCTTGTGTTGTTCATGGATTCCGCCAACTTCGACGGCTTCAAGAAGGAGTCTTCGGGGCAGCTCCTGGCCATGGCCGGCGCGATGCTCATACTGGCCTTTGCGATAGAGAAGGTCGGTAAACTCCCGCTCAAGCAAGCTGCTCAAGGCGTCGTAGCTATCTCTGCGATTCTTGCCGCTATGGGCGGCTTCATGAAGCTTACCAAGGGCAGCAACTTCAGCGGCTCCAGCGGCGTCGGCCTCATCGGCATGGCAGTCTCCATGGAGCGCCTGGCCGGAGTCGTCGAGCGCTTCGGCACCATGAAGATCGAAGTCCTAGAGCAGGGCTTCAAAGCGCTGGCTATGGTTCTATTCACGGTCGTCTTCGCTCTGAAGAGGCTGGATGAAGACGCCCTACCCGGCGGCGCGGGGCTACTTGCCCTCGGCTTGGCTCTGTCGTTTGTGGCCGGCGTGGTTCAGCGCCTCGGCGAGATGGACGTCTGGAAGCTAGCACAGGGGCTGACGGCCCTGGTTGTGGCTATCGCGGCCATGGCTGGCGCGATGATTCTGATCAGCAAGTTCAAAGCCAGTCCTCGGGCGGCTGCGTCGCTGATCCTGATGTCGGTCGCCATCGGGATGCTTGTTCCGTCTATTCTATTGCTCGGTTCTGCGGGTCTAGGCGTGGTCGCGGTTGGCGTCGGCGCAATCGTCGTCGCGCTACTGGCTTTGGCTGGCGCCTCGCTTCTAGTCAGCAAAGCCATCGCCCCGATGCAAGCCCTCGCTCTAGCACTTCTGACCTTCGCCGCTGCCGTAGCGGTGTTTGGCCTTGGGGTGCTGGCGCTCGGTGTGGGCCTGGCGACTCTTGGTACAGCTGGCGGTGCCGGCATTCAGGTGTTGACATCGGCAGTCCTATCGCTGATCTCGACACTGCCATTCATGGCGCAAAAGCTAGCAGAGGCGTTCATAGCGTTTCTCCAAGTACTGGCCGAGAACACCGGTCCGATCTCCGAGGGTTTCTCGGCGATCATCGTGTCGATTCTTCAGGTGCTCATCGACGCCACGCCTAAAGTGGCTGAGCTCCTGATCGCGTTGGTCACGGCTGCCTGTCAGGTCCTCGCCGATTGCGCGCCGAAGATTGTCGACGCCGGTATCAAGCTGATCATGGCGCTGTTGCGCGGCATCCGCGACAACATCCGGGAGATCACGGTCACAACGGCTGAGATCATCGCAGAGTTTGTCCGCGGTATCGGTCAGGGCGTCCCCAAGATCGTCGACGCCGGCATGAAGGCCATGATCGATCTGTGTAATGGCATGGCCGACGCAATCGACAACAACCATCAGGCCCTTCTTGCCGCGATGTCTCGTCTTGGCGGCGCTGTGATCCGTGCTCTATGGGATGCAATAGCCGGCGCCGTTAAGAACGTCGGCGAGTTCTTGATCAACATTGGCAAAGCCATCGTTGAAGGTATATGGAACGGGATCAAGGGCGCGGTCAAGTGGTTCACCGAGCAGGTTTCGAACTTCTTCAAGGGCATCGTCGACGGCGTTAAGAAGATTCTTGGAATCCGGTCGCCTTCTCGCGTGTTCCGTCAAATTGGCGGCTACATGATGGAGGGTTTGAGCCTGGGTGTCGAGGACGGAAGCAACGCCGCGGTGCAGAAGACGGACGCCGTTGCGCAAGCACTTGTGGACGCGGTCGAAGACGTCTTCAAGGACCTAAACCCCGAGGACATGGACCTGGAGCTGCGTCCGACGGTGACGCCGGTAGTGAACCTTGACGAGGCCCGAGCTTCGGCTGAGAGCTTGAACAATCTGTTCGGTCCGGCCGGAATGCGCCTCTCTGCAAGTGCAGCCCAGGCCAATCCTGCTAACCGCCTGCGCGATCGAGAGCCGTTTGTGCAGAACGTCACGAACACGACCAACGTCGAGTTCACCCAGAACAACCATTCGCCAGAAACGCTGGACGCGATGACGATCTACCGTCAAACCCGCAACCAGCTGCGTCAGCTCGAAGAGGCAAGGCTATGATCACAGGGATCGTTTCGTATCCCCCAGGCGCCGACGCGTACACGTTCAATCTGGAAGGTGCGGACGAGTCCGGGATCGTCATCAGTCAGATCGACGGTCTTGGGCCCGCCGCGGCCTCCCTCCATATGGAATCCGTGTACAACGTCGACGGGTCCTTCCCCACCGGTATACAGGTGGGGCAACGCAACATCACAATCGATTTCATTCTCCCAGGGGCAAACCCGCAGGAGAAACGCCGGCTGTTGTACCGCGCATTCCCGGTGAAACAGCGCATCCGGCTGGACGTTCGGACTGAGAAACGCACGTACACTATTGACGGGTATGTGGAGACCCTCGTGCCTGGTATATTTACGCCTCAGCAAACCGTGCAGATCAGTATGGTATGTCCGCGGCCATATTTTCGGCAGATCGAGGGCTATGCCGCCGCGGGCGTTGAGTTCCGAGCAGCCACTTCGTCGTTCACGTTCCCGATCTCAACCCCGCCAGACAAAATGTTTGGCAACCTGGTCAAAACGGGTATCGTGACTGTCGACTACTCGGGCGACGCGCCGACGGGAGCGCTAATGAGATTCGTTCTCGCGGACAATCCGGGCACCCTGTCGGTGACAAACCATGCTCGGGGCGAGACCTGGAAACTGGACTTCAACATCTACAAGCGCGTCATGGGCTACACACCCGGCGTAGGCGACACTCTCGAGATTGATGCGCGTGAGGACAATCTATATGCCGTGGTGTGGCGCCAAAATGGTCAGCGCGTCCTCGCAACCGGCATGGTGGAGTTTGGGTCCGTGTGGCCCACGCTTTACCCCGGGGCAAATCCGATTGAAATAGCTACGACATACGGCAACGCGAATACAGCGTTCAGTAAGGTGGACCTTATGTATTCGCCGCTGTTCATGGGGGTGTGATGCAACGAGACATTGACTTTATCCGCGTGTTGGACGAGAAGCTCAATCCTGTAGGCGCCATTACCAAGTCGCAATGGTCGTCGTTCATCTGGACCGAGCGGTATCAGGACCCGGGGCAGTTCGAGTTGAAGCTTTGGGGCGGAGTGTATGAGGCCCTATCGTCAGCGACCGACTACCTGGGGAAGTTCCTTCGTGTCCCCGTTTCCAGTGAGACCATGTATGTGGAGAAAGTGCGGTATGAGGGCACCCGGCAGGACCCTTACATTGTTCTCACAGGCCGTACGGCGGAGGTTATATTGGGCAACCGAGTCCTTCGGGGTCTAGTTTTTCCGTATGGGGTTCCCGCACACGAGTTGTTCCAGTACGCGTGGGACTGGACGCTCGGAAAAGACGCTCAAGCCGCGAGGCAGATACCGCAGCTCCTACTCGATTCTCCCGACCACATGAGCGCTTATGTGGACTACGATCCGGACGGGAAGACGTTGCACGACTTCGCCGTCTACATGGCGTCACTCCACAAGAACGGGCTACGGACACGTCTACACCAGGATGAGCAAATCGCCATCAACTTCTATCGCACGCGCGACCTGACAGGCGCTTCGGGTACGGCCAACCCTGTGGTATTCACAGATACCACTAAGTCGCTGATCAACATGGTCTACGAGAAGGATCTGCTGTCGCACAAAAACATCGCGTACGTGTTCCTACGCGGAGCGCACGATGACGCAAATGCCACAGTGTGGTTTGAGGTGGACAATGGTGCACCTTCAGGGATTGGTCGACGCGAGGGTATAACGCAGCCCAATATCACCTGGACCAAAGCGGGCATGGCCACCTACGCGCAGCAGAAAGTGCTCACGCCCTACGGGCTGAGTTATATTTACGCCCATAAGCTCTACGACCAGATCGAGGGCGAAGCGCCAAACCAGTCTCCGTGGATCTACGGCGAAACCGGGCATTACTACCTTGGTGACTGGGTGATGCTCGGCACGAAAGACAAGTTCCAGCGCTGCCGCGTGCTGGAGTACACGCATTCATGGACCGCCGGCGAGGGCTATCGCGGTTACCCCCGGCTAGAGCCCATGCCTAGAACTTAAGGAGAATGATGGCCGTTACAAGTGGCTTCTTCAACGCCGTATCGGGAGATCGGACATATTCAGCGGAGCAGTTCGGCGCTCTGTTCAACGGTATCATCACCGATGGTATATTCCACGCTGTCGGTGAGGCTTTCCGTGTGGACGCGGTCGGTGGCGCCAAGATCCGTGTCCGTTCGGGGCGCGCCTGGTGTCGTGGGACCTGGGTGGACAACTCAGGCGACCACGACATGAACTCGGCGTCCAACACATCGGCGACCCTCTCTCGTATCGACGCCGTTGTGCTGCGCTTCGACAAGAGCTCGAGGGCGAATGGCGTGGAATACGTGCAGGGTGTCGCTTCCGCCAGCCCTCAAAAACCGACAATGACGAACCATGCGATGATGAAAGACATGCCCATCGCGTATATTCGTCGTCCGCCCAACGCGACCACGGTCGAACCCGCGCACATCGAGCAGGCAGTCGGTACCACTGATTCGCCGTTCATCACCGCGCCGCTCCAGAGCATCTCGGTCGACGCTGTAATTGGCCAGCTCAACACCATGATCTCGGCCTTGCAGAAGAAGACCGAGGACACGATCAAGAAGGTGGATGAGGATCTCAAGGCCGTTGGCGAGGCGAAAGCCAAGTTCACCACCTGGCTTTCCGAGGCCGAAGCCGCACTGGGCAAAGCCCCGAACGCTGGCTCCATCTCCGCAGCCCTGGCCAAGGCCACCAATGCGGAGAACCAGTCCCGGACTGCTCTGACGAACAGCCAGCAGGCAGTCTCGGACGCTGCGTCTGCTCGCCAGACCGCTGAGGGCGTGGCCGATAAGGCGAAGACCGCGCTTGAGCAGTCGCAGAAGTACGAAGCGCGGTTGACGACCGCCGAGGCCAACGCGTCCAAAGCCGCTGCGCTGATCCCGAGGGTGGAGATCCTCGAGAAGACGCAGGCGAAAGGCGGTCTTCGCAACAACAGCCTTGGCGCACGCATCACCACTGAGCAGTACAACGATATTCACAGCGGCACGTTCACGACCGTCGGCGTGGGCAGTTATTGGAAGCTCGGTGATCTCAACTATGTGGTCGTCGGGACGGACTGCTGCCTGGCGGACTTTCACCACGTGGTCGTAATGCCGGAGAAAGTCGTATTCCGGTCGCAGTACAGTCTCAACGAAAACGTTCCGGGCGGCTACAAAAACTCGCGCCTGGGCCTCTGGACGAAGACCGACTGGACCAATGCCATGCCCGCATGGAGCGCCAGCGGCTTCGACCCGTATGTCCCCGGCATATCTGAGCGCTGGTCTTCCGGCCTCACGGGGGCAAACGTCACGTCGAGTGAGTTCGTTACGCAGTACTTTGGCCTCCCCACCGAAACACAGATCTTTGGGCGGTCTTGGAACGGCCAATTGAGTCCCCATGAAGCCGGCTTCAATGAGGTACAGTTTGATCTGTTCCGCCTTGCGCCTTGGAAGCGCGCCTGTGATCAGCCGTTCTGGACGAGGAATCTCAAATCCAACACCGTTGCCTGCGGTGTCGCCAGGTCCGGCATGCCCGATGCGTGGTACGTCAACAATACGACCGTTTACGTCCGACCGTACTTCCTGATTGGGAGGGCCTGATATGGAAGGCGCTTTTGGTCCGGTTGTCGCGGGAATCACTCAGGTGGTGACTGCTCTCGTCTGTGCTTTGGCTGCTTCGGCGGGTTTCTGGGGGTACGTGACGAAGAAAGACACCGAGAAGGATGCTCGCACCAACTTACTTCTAGGTTTGGCGTATGACCGCATATCGCATGTGGGTATGGGGTACATAGAACGCGGTTGGCTCACCAAGGACGAATACAAGGGCTTCATGGAGTATCTGTACACGCCATATTTGTCGCTGGGCGGCAACGGGTTGGCGAAGAAAATAGCGGATGAGGTTGCTGACCTCCCTATCTGCAACAAGCACAACTGAATAACAGAGCGTATAGTGACAGAAAGGAACTATAATGACTGAGTTTGACTTGGCCGTGTATGAAGAGGACATGGCTGAATGCCGGCAGCAGATCCGCCTCATGAACCCGCATTAGACACCTCTCTCACCCTGCCCTAGTGGTAGGGTTTTATTTACAGTGGCTATAGTGACAGAAAGGAACTATCATGACCATCTTCTTCATTCTCGTTCTCGCCCTGACCGCAGTCGGTTTCGGAGCCTTTTTCGGCTACGAGGCCTGGAACGCTCAGGACCGAGTCGAGATGGGAACGTTGTTTGTTGAACGTTGACCCTCTCAGCCTAGCCAAGTGCTAGGTTTTTTTTGCTAGTGCTATAGTG